TTACCAAGACTTTCTTCCGAGTCAATAATAGCAAGCGCCTCTGTTCTGAACTTGTAATCCATTTTCATTGTAATTTCTAATTTTTCTTCTGCTGTTAAATTACGAACATCTGATGACTTGTATACTTTGAAAATAAAATCATACAGAATTTGTCCGACTGACCAAACAGATGTGTCAGCTACAGTTAAGATATCATAAAGATTCTCTAATAAAGATGATCCTTCTAATTCATCTTCAAAGCGTAAATTTTGCTGATGCAGCACTCGTGATCGATGAATTTTAGTCGCAGTACTGTATGTCGTATTATTTAACAGCTGGATACGACTGTTGTTTGATCTGTTATTGACTTCAAAAGATTCAATCTGTCCGTAGTTTGGACTAAAAACATCTTCATCAATAATTCTATTACTAATCTTTTTGCCTGAAAATGCATTAATATACGGAACACTTTTAATATTTTCAAAGTCTAATGGTTCACTTAGAGAGTATTCTCTTTTCTCTATTGTTCCAATACTTACGAATCCATCTCCATATAATCGTTCATACGTGAATAGTTGTTGTAATCGTTCCTTAGCCTTCAGTTGTCTCAGCTTACTTTCGTACAGAGCTTTTACTTTATCATCTTGCATTTTGAGACTCCACCCATTTCTAGTTAAGTCCTCTGCTGGAATGTCTACGATATTTTTCGCCATCGAGTTAGACGAGTAAAGTGACTCTAATTGTGAGTGTGACAATCTCTTGCTCATACCTGGTCTTTGTCTAGATAAGTTGTCTCTAGCATGGCCTTTGCCATTTCCAAGCATAAAGTCACTTCGATATGCTTTACCATCTAACTTTAATAACTTAGCTTCATTGGCTATATTCCCCATTTACTCACCGCCTTTCAAATTTTTAATTGTCGAGATACCTTTCTCTTAAACTTACTTTGCTGACCATTTTGTTTAACAATTGGGTCATACTGTCAACGTCATCATCATGTTCTGCATTTGGGAACGCTACTAGTTCATCAATAAAGTCATTTACCCAAGGACAAATTAAAGGGTGAGGAAGATAGATATTTCCTGCTTCCCAAAGAGGGGCAACTGCGTTGGCTCTAACTTCTTTTCCACCATCTGGAGTCACAGGAACTATTCCAGATATCTTTTTCTTTAACATCTCAATAACAGCGGTTCCGTTTGCCTTATCCTCAATATAAATCCCTCTGGCTTTAGGCCATTTATTACACATAACTTTGATTGCTTTCATCGTTTCAACTATGCCCATGCGCTCATGATGACGGCCTAATAAATAAAAATCGGTTCTCTTCTTGCCCCAAACTTGACCAGAAACATAGTCAGAGGTTTCGGTGTCTTTGAAAGTACAGTCCCACGACTGCGCCTGCCTATCAAAAAGACGCGGTAAAATAACCACGTCATCTCCCAAGTTAAATTCAATTTTTTTGGCTAATGTTGGCACGTAAAACTTAATCCATGAACGTTTGAAAATATTACCACCTGCTGGCGTTGGTCGTTGTTGGTACAAAGCAGCCCAGCCACGAGAACCAGTAACTGCTTTTGTTTTAGCAGCCCACTCCTCATCTTTCCCAATTTCAGGTGCCAACGCTTCTCCTGGTTTTCTTCCTAGTAAGTCGTCATCTTCGGCTATAGCTGGTATTTTAATTTCTTCCCAAGGCAATGTTTGTTCTTTTAACAGACGACCTGCTAAATCATCCTCATGCCATCTAGTCATGATTACAATGACACTGGCATCCGCCGTTAAACGAGAGTAGAAAGTGTCTTGCCACTCATTATATATTTTATCGCGAATTGTTTTAGATTCAGCTTCTGCCCTATTTTTTATCGGATCATCGATAATTAAAAGCCTTGCTCCACGCCCTGTTGCACCACCTAGAATCGAAGTACTGTAAAGCGAGCCTAGATGACCTTCAACTCCCCATTCACTAACAGATGAAGTTTCAGAGCTTATTTGTAAGCCGAATAATTGGTCCGAAAACAAGCGGAACTTTTCGCGGTTCTTTCTGCCAAACTTTTGGAATAATTCTTTTGAATAAGAAACAACCATCACCAGACTATCTGGATGCCTCATTAAATAATAAGCTGGAAATGTCTCTGTAATTACAGTAGATTTACCGTGTTGGGGAGGAATTTCGATAATATAATACTTTTGCTCCCCATCAATTATTTTTTGAAGTCGATCTGTAATGTACTTCTGATGTCTTAATAAATCCCATTGTTTACCATGTGACAAATAGAAGAAATCCCCATAATTTCGTCTAGCTAGTTCTTCCAATGCAGCGTTAGCTAATGCATCAAGTTGCTCTTGGTCCATTTGCTAATCGCCTCAATTCTTCTTCCGACAAATTCGCAAGCGGATTAACATCCACTTTTCCGCTATGCTGTATCTGGTCAATTGCTTTAAATCCGCCTCGGTCTAAAATGTCTTGGAAAATAGATTTCTTTAGATTCTGTAATTTTTCCCATTCCTTGGCATCAAGATAACGAGATTGATGCTTTGACAATTCATTTAGTAACACAACTCTTTCAAGATTCATTTCAAAATATTCTTTTTTTATGGAGTCAATCTGCTCTAAAAGACTTCTTTTGTGGCTTCGCATTTCTTTCTTTCGACCATCAATAGCATCTGCTGCCTTTTGTACTTTTTCTAAGTCGTTATTAGCCTTAAGCATTTCGAGCTCTAAATCGCTAAGTTCAGACTTTATTTTATCAATTGCTATCTCAGCTTCGTTGTGAGCTTGTATTTTCCCTTCAGTTTGCATTGCTATATCTAACAGCATTGAAAAACTACGCAATCCCTCGTCCTTCATACGATCGCGTAGTCTTTTCATTTCCAATTGAATTTTTTCTTTAATGTAAGCATTTGTTAGTAATTTATGTCCCTGTTGCCTTGCTGTTTTTTCGGAATAACCTACTAAAACAGCAGCTTTTGTCGCATTAAAAGACTGGAGGTAGTAACCTACGAACAAATCATATCTTTCCCTAGTTTTTTTGGATGGTTGCTTAGTTTCATCGTTCATTATACTACCTCCTTTTAAATCACATTTTATTTTTTATAGAGATGTGTCCACTCCATGTGGAACATCAGTATATACTTCGATTTTACATTCTGGGCATTCGTAAGTATACGTCGTTGAAAATGAAAGAGTATGACGATGCATAGAAATTAATTTATTTTCTGATTCATAACAACGAGAACAATAAACCCTCTCTTTATTCCCTTTCTTATACAACAAATTATCTTCAAAAATTAGTTCCGATGACAATATTTTCTCATTTTTCAACTCATGGTTTTCTTCTCTTAATTTCCTATTCTCTTCTTGAATTGAGATTAACTCTTTTTGAACATCCATAACAGCACTCATAGCAACTGGGTCTTTACTCCCTGTTGCTAATTGAATCATCTTTTCAAGTGAATTAGTGAATCCCATATAATTACCTCCTTGTTTCCTCTATTATATCAAGAAACAAGAAAAATATTACTTTAATTTTTAAGTATTTTATCAGCTTCAATAAGAGTTTTTAGATCACTAACTGAAGTTAGTTTGATTTCGCCATTTTTAAGATTTTTTAACCATTGGGCCATCGTGGCTCTTATGATTTTTCGGTATTGTTCATAATCTTCGGCATCTTCAAATTCTTTCTCTAATTCCAAATCTAAAATATCAATTTTTTCATGTTCTTCTTTTGTTCCCATTGTTAAAACACCCCGCATTTGATAAAATGCTAAAAGACACAGAGGGTGTCGAAAATCCACGCGTGGGAATTCTCTGTGTCTTCGGGGTGTTTTTTGCGTCCTGAGGAATTAGTCGAGTGTTAGCTGCACTCGGCTTTTTTTATTTATTCTACAAGTTCTGCAATGATTCCTGTTGATTTTTCAAAGCGTTCTATGATTACATCACAGAAGAGTGGATCTAATTCAAGCGTATAACAGATACGATTTAACTGTTCACAAGTCATTAATGTACTTCCTGAACCACCAAATAGATCTAAAACAATATCTTGTCTTTTAGAGCTATTTCTAACTGGTATCGCAATAAGTGATAACGGCTTTTGTGTAGGATGATAGTAAGTTGCTACATCATCTCTTGGTACTTTCCAAATAGTAGCTGGTAAATCTTCTAATAGATCATCTTGCCAAATTGTAGTTTGCTTTCTGTCTCCGTACCACGAAGGTGCCTGTTTCTTCTTGTGGGCATAAAAAACTGGTTCATGTTGCCATCTGTACTGGCTCCAACCAAACGTAGCATTATTTTTTACCCATATACATTGTGAACGGACAACTATACCAGCAGCATTCATGCTATTTTCAAATTCACGTTGATAAGATGATCCGTGAAACACATAAATCGCTGAGTCATCTCTCATTGCGTTAGAATAGTTTTGAAATACTGACATCAAGAATTGGTCGAACTCTTCATCACTCATGTCATCGTTCATAATTTTTTCCCGACCAGATTCGTTTAATTCTTTATTGTCAGATTTTACTGCTACATTATAAGGTGGATCAGTCACAACTAGATTTGCTTTTTTTCCTTGTAATAACTTTTCAACATCCGAAGGCTTTGTCGCGTCACCACACAATAGATAATGATTACCAAGTTTCCATAATTGGCCCAATTTAGTTTTAGCTTCAGGATGATTTTCTATGAACTCATTAACTTGAAAATCATCTTCAATAATCGGTTTCTCAATATCTTCTTCATAATTGAAAGAAGCGAGCAAACCATCTACTTCCTCAGTGTCAAAACCAGTTAGATTAACAGCTTCATCATCTAATTCATTTAATATAACAGAGAGTTTTTCTTCATCCCACCGACCAGAAATCTTATTTAGAGCCACGTTGAGCGCTTTTTCTTTATCAAGAGGTAAATCTACCACGGATACCTCTATTTCATTGAACAAGCCCAGTTCTTTGGCAACAGCGATACGCTGATGACCACCAACCAAGTTACCTGTTTGAATATTGTAAATCGGAGGATCTACAAATCCAAATTCTAGGATAGATTGTTTTAGTTTCTCGTACTCTAGTGTGCCTGGTTTTAAATCCACTCGGGGATTGTATGGCGCAGGCTTTAAGTCTGATAATTTTATTTTTTCTATTTTCAACTTAGTACCTCCAAATTTTGCACAAAATAAAAAAGCCCAGTCGGACTTTTTTACAGCTAATCTTTACTATCATCAATTCCAAAAAATCTTTTCATGGTGTCGCGGAAAGATCTCAACTTTGTGGTATTAAGGGTCAGTCCCAATGTCACAAATATTAATAAAGCTATAGAAACAATGCTCCTGCCAGTATCTAATTCAGATACAGTATCTCTTTTGTTAGTAACAATTGCTAGTATTGCAGTTACCATTAAAACTATCAAAAAGCTAGCTAGAGCGATAAGAAGAAATAGTTCTTTTTTTGAAAACTTTACTTTTTCAGGCAGCGGATTTATTTTCGTAGAATTTTCATTTAAAACTTCTTGTAGTTGGTTGGCCATACTCATTTTTTTGTTCATTGGGATATAACTAGAATCATAGATATCAAGTATAAGGTCTTTAATCACCATTTTGGGACTATTCATTAGTTTAACATCGACACTATTTTCTCTCGATATGGAGTCAATCAATATCTCAACTAATTCGTACGTAATTTGCTCTCCTTCAGAAATTATTTTTCTTAAAATAGCTAAAACTTCTTTATTTGATTTTTTTACTTCAACAGGAATCTTTGTCTTATCTAATATTCTTGTTATTCTATATGTGATAGGAACTAAAATAGTACCACTAATAATTGCTCCTAAAATTGCTACTGTCCATTGATTATTAAAAAAAGATATCATCCTTTACCCCCTCCTAACAGAATCCATTATATCATAGGAGTCGTCCATTTTGATTGAGGTGTAATAAATCACTGGGAAAAATTTACATTAGTTCATTTCAATAAAAATTTATTAACAAAATAGATTTGACCTTTTCCAGTGACTTTTGGAGTCTTGCTGATGCTTACGCTACCATCGGAACGTGCAATAGTCGTTTCTTTCACTTCAAACAATTCGAGGTCCATTGATTTTTGAGTGGGCATATTCCAATCGGTACCTTTTCTCTTGATTAGATAACCTTTTTCTCGTAACCATGAAAATAAACGTTTAGCACCAACGTCTACACCGTTTTGTTTAATTAATTTAGCAAGCTCACCAATCAAAATACTAGTATGGCTAACACTGATAGCATCTGCAAATAATGCTTTGGGCCTCAATTGCTCATTTTCTAATTGTAGAGCTTTAACTCTTTTCGTTTGAATTTGTAAGGCGCGTTGAACAACCATCTCAGGATTATTCCAAGCTTTTTCAACTTGCAAGAAGTATTGTCGAGCTTGTTTACCTTTTTCTGTTCTCGTTAACATTGAAATGTGTTTTGCTGTGTCTATTTTCAATGCAAAGTCATCGTACAGTCTATTAGCCCCGTTACCACTTTGAACGAGGTAACTTTGAGGTGCCTTCGTATAATCTACATTTAGAAAGAATAAATCTTGGTATTGATCCCACCATGCAGAAAACTTTTTCTTAATACCTAAATGTCTATGCAAGTCTCTAGCACTGACTAACTGTTCATCATTTTCATTGACTGATACCTTGATTAATTCTTTCATAACGAGCGCTCCTTTTTTTATGTATTAAATTTTCTTGAATGTGATTATCTTTATAAAATCCGTGGCCCAAAAAACTCAATTCTAAATTAGACATTTCTTTTTTATTTACACGTTGTGTACATTCAATGACAGCGTAATGTCGATGAAGTTCAACTTGTCTAGTTATTTTTGGCGGATAATTTTTACTTAAACTTATGTACCAGTAATTCATAATGTATCCCCTATTTAAATTTGTGTGGAACGCCTAGCCGAATCCACACTGAATAACAATACTAGGTTGCTCGCCTTTTTCCTGTTTCCGCAGGCAGGCACTTTGAAAGGAAGGAGTGAAAATCGTGTGTCACAGTAGTAGAAACATTTATTGACATATACCGATTTTTTATTTAAGTGGTTTCCCACTTATTGACGTGACAGGAGTCGAACCTGCACAAGCAATCACGCACCATTGATTAAAAATCAATTGCTCTACCTATTGAGCTACACGTCTACCTAATTTACTCGTAATTTGTAGAAATTTAGAGGAGGAGGAACACCTCCTCTCTTGTATTTTTTTACAAGTAAATATTATTAAGCTACTCTACCAACTTAGAATAGGAGAATTTTACCTCTCACCTATAGGTGGGAATGGTTTACAAAAAAATGAAATTTAAAATAATGAAATCTGATGTCCATATTCGAAATAAGCATCAATTTTATTCCTAATTCGTTGTGACATGGATTTAGCAGTCCCTACTTTAATATCCATTTTTTCAGCAGCTTCTGCATAAGTAAGTTGCTGATTATGGATATAATCAAACAAATCACGTTCTCTCTCGCTGAACGTTGATAACAACTCTTTAAGTTGAATCAACATCTCTTGTTTCTCTTCAGTAATAGGGTAATTACGTGCAGATTCATACTGGTTACAATAAATTTCGTATGATATCTTATCCATATTTGTAATATGTTTAGCTCTGCGATATTTAGGTATTTTTTTTGCTGCCTCCTCATCAAGAGGTTGTTCAATTCCATGTTCAAGCCAATATAACGCATATTTGGTAC